CAGGTTTTTGCTTTAATGCGCAGAACTCACAACAATGACAGTACGTAGGGTGAGCTGCATTTTTCAATCTTGAGCCCCCGCTCCGAACAACGCGAGAAGTAGACACGCTCAGATTGGAGAATAGCCTAGTCACTAGGTCCAGACAACTCAACGTCCTCGAGCCACGCGTACACAGCGATATCAAGATTCTGTGCGTTGGTTCCGTTTGCACTCAAAAGAGGTGCGTACTGGAAGAGCTCAACTTTACCCAAATCATTCATAGTCTGTTGGGACTGAATGTCGATGTACGGGTAGGGCCAGAGGAACGGCAAAGTCATCTCGGCAGTTGAAAGGCTCTGAGGATTTAGCCATACACCTGGCTTCTGTGAACTAGCGACTAGAGTGATGTTGGAGATCGCACTATAGGCTGTGTCAGTGCGAGCTACGAGAGGCGTGTAGCAGTGCCACATGGAGCCGTAGTAGAAGGGACTACCATTGATCAGAACCTTGATTCGCATGTTCGCTCGGAGGAGAGAAAACCCAAACAACTTTTTCTGTATGTTCAAATTGGAGAAGTAGAGACCCCATGGCCGATATGTGGTCTTGAGTCCGTCGGCGCCATTTTCAGCCCATTGATAATCGAAGATTTTCAGAGGGCGGCTAAGATACTCACCGAGTTCTTGCGGAAGCTTGCTCTCTTTGGCAACAGGATTAGCCTTAGCCTGGTTGATCTCTACTGCCCCTTGGGGTTCATTTGCGAACGTCATCTGTTGATAATGAACATCACTGTTTCCCGTGGTGTCAGAGCCGGCATAGACCTTCTCGGATTGAAGCTCTGTTGAGCCCCATGCGTCTACTTTCCAGCGCCTACGTTGTTTTGCTCGGAACTGTGCCAAGGTGCACACTTTCTTCGCTGTGTTGGTATCCAGTTTACGGACTGGAGTGCACGGAACGTTGTAGTAGTCGTTCTCTACTTTCATAAAATTCTTGGTGTGCCATTGATTTTCGAGTCGGAAGCGCGGCATAGCGCAACTAACCTTATCTGAGCTTTTGGAGTCTAACCGGTCTCCTCGCTGAATAGCAACTTCGGGGGAACGCCCCATGGTGAGATGCTCCATCGATTCCACGCTTCTCTCTGACTGGATCAGACTTGAGTCGTCGAGACAGTAACTAACTGATGGAGTGCACTTTTGGCTGTGACCTGTGCTAAGGCCTAATGAGGGACTGCTTTCAACAAAGCGTTGTCTAAGCTGGTCCCATGTTGGAAGCGGATATTGAATAAGCGCTTCACTGAAGGAGAGAGACTTTGGTACGTCAGTTAGCATTCGGTTGAAGGATTCAAAGAAACCTCGTCCGTGATAGAAGGCTTCACTGACAGCACTACCACACGCCTGGGCTAGCTGAGCTCCAGGGCTCTCGGTGTTTGACGGAATGCTGTAGCACAACATCTTGATGAGGGACGCCTTGTCCAACGGAGCAACTTTGACAGGGAACTCTTCATGGTCAGCAAACGTCCGCTTGAGGAAAGTGACTTCTTCAAGGGCGATATAAGGTCGTGATTCTGAATCCTTGTCAGCCATGGTGTACTCAATGCCCATGTTCCCGAAAACCTCCTGAATGGTAGTATGATTGTACGTTGGGCAAGAGCTGTCAACCTTGATGAACACATCGTCCCCAAGAGTGCAAATACGTACCAGGTCCCAGAAGTTACCGGATGAGGTCTTCTTGAAGGCGTAGTAGTGGAGGATAACGTTGGCCGTTGAGTTGTAAATCGTAGTCAGCTGATGACCTGAGATCTCACCACCGAGGAGAGTGATGACAGTGCCAAAGAAATCCACAGTAGGATGGACCACGTCCGCAAGCATTGCTTCAAACGCCAACAACTCTTCTGGACGGTAGTTTCCCGAACGTTCTGCAAGAGCGAGAAGAACCTTTTTGACTGCATTGAGGATGGTGATCGAGAGAATCTTATCAAAGCCTTTGAAATCCCCAGCAACCCAGTTCTCACCCTCGGGTTCGTTCATGTGCTCGAAAAGTGCATGCCATTCATCGGAATGCGTGTTGAGACCGACAGCGTTGCCGAAGAGCAGTCTACGACGAATCATGACGCGGGTTAAACCTAGAGTTTGGGTTCTGAGCAGAGTTAGGAACCAGAGCTGGCACATGAAGAAGACACGTGTTTTCTTAGCCTTCAGCTTCTTGTAAGAAACAAACTCGTCCTTCAACTGCGCTGAGGCAATGGGGTGGCAACGGATGCCCTTCTTGTAAAGTTCCCAGTATTCATTGATCTTCTCCTCAACTTCATGCTTATAACGCCGATAATCTTGCCAAGCTCCTACCTTCCCTAGACTCTCCATGTATAGCTTCTTGGGGCCGGGGTAACCAAAACCCCCTGACGTTCTGACCTTCTGTGCGTCTACGTTAGGCACACCAGGATAGCCACACACTGCAACGTCAACGTTTACGGGATGGATGTCCTCCCAGTCCTCAATAGTGAGATTCGCAGAGAAGTGCTCGATCATATCATTAACAACCTCATTGAGACAATCTTCATCGATGGAATGAGTGGGAGTAAGATACTCCTTGAGAGCTATCTGTGGGGGTTCCCAACCAGTCATGACTGGACGGTGGAGGTTGTCTTCCGATTTAATCCCGTATTCGAGCGAGTGCTCAAAAATAAAGGACGCGATCTCGGACTTAACTCCGTTGGCCTTCATGCGAGGACGAAAGCCGGGGTTGCCTCCATGAACCATCATCTTGCCAGTTTCATGGAAGTCGGTGAAGAGCTTAGTATCTTGAACAAGGTCGAAACCGAGATCTAGTTCTCCACACTGAACAGAACTCGTACTTGTGTGGTCTTCGAACCAGAACGGGGTTGCAGATGCTAAGCGCTGTTGAGGTGACCACGCGTAATGAATGCCCACAATAGCAGGTCCCCATTTCGTCTCCATGACAAGGATCGAACCACAATCACCTGCTTGAGTAGGTTGTTCAGGACGTGTGTGAATGCCAACCACATCGATGCCTGAAGAATCCATGATATGTCTCGCCCAACGAGGAGCAACAGCCTTCAACTTCTTAAGCTCGCCATTGGTTTGCTTGATGAGGTAGTAGCCGTCAAATGATAGATTGGTGCCCTTCTTAACAAAGCTTGTGGTAATGTTCTTGAAGACGGCCGGAAGCCCAAGAGTGGTAATCCATGTCAAATCTCGCTTTTTATCAGTTCTAAGCATGCCAGGAGATAAAGTGATCTCGACGTCTGGTCTGACGCCAGCCAACTTAGTGCTACCAAAATGAATGATCATCTTCTTGGCATCCTTAAGCGAATGAGCATTGATAAGAATGGTGTTACAGTCAAGAACAAGGGCACGCGTTGGAACTGTAAAATGGCCCCCTTCGGAGATGCCATGGATAGTAACACACACTAAGTTGTTAACGAGCTTCTTCTCGAGCTGTGAAAGATTTGTACATCTTCCAGGCAGGAACGATGATGACGTCACATCGCGTTCGGCACACACCCAAGGGTTGACCTTATCGTCACCACGAACGACAGGCATTCGACCAATCTCACGAAGCGCAGCTACTTCCTGGACAACAACAGGTGTCTCAACGAGAGGCTGCGCGGGTTCAACAACCTTGACCTGCAATTTAGTGCCTTCTGAGCTGATTCTCGAGTCCTGCTGGGAGAAAAGCTTTCTCATGGTCCACATAACGCCGGTGACAATGGCGGCGAAACCAGCGAGTCTAACTATTTGAACGAACCAATGTCCTCCTAACAGCTTCTCGTCATGGAGACGCGCTCCCTGAACAACAAGTTGCTGCGTGAGAGTGGGACTCTCAGAGAAGATCCAACGGATAACAGAACGGGCTTTCTTCGAACCAAGAACAAAGTTGACGGGCTGGCGTACCCACCACTTGTCTAGATACCAACATACTGCCTGCTTAATAATCGCGTCTCTCCATCCACGTTCTTGTGTAAGATCGAACATCTTTTTGACGCTGTTGCGAGCCACGATGTCAATCTTAGTCTTGAAATAGTCTACATAGGAGAGGGAAGCCTTAACAATCGATCTATCGTCCCATCCGGCGGAGTAGAGACACGGGGCAACCTCAGCTACGAAATCTCCTAAGCACACATCTGTTACTTCCTCATTACCAATGGGCTGGTACTCACGTAGCCAGTCATAGGTCTTCTTGATTGAAGCAAATGTGAAAAGTCTTGCGGCGCCAATTGTCGGTGTGAAATTAAGCCAGGGGCGTGGCTTTCCAAGGGAGGGAACGGTCCGTAGCATGTCAATTTGGTCAAAAACAGGAGTACTACGAAAAACTTCGAGGCGTTCGAGGCATTTACACCAAACCGACTCTAACTGTTCCATAGTTGAGCCCAGAGGAAGATTATCTACGAAGAACTCTCGACAGAACTGACGTTCCAGAGCAGGTAGATTACCATACTTAGCGTAGGTGTGTTGGGAGATCGCAATTGAGCTGAGAGGGTTGCTCTGCAATTCATCTTCACAAACGCAAAGTTCGACAGGCATGTTGCATTTGCACAAAGCGACGGTGTTCATCTTGGCAATGGATTGCATGTAGTTGGTCTGCTTAGTAATGTGTGAGGTGTAGTAGACATGAAGCCACTCAAGAAGCTGAGCGTAATTGTCAAACATGTGAGTCTCCTTATACACAGCATTAACAGCATCGAGTTGGTGGACCTCTGCGATCGAGAAACGCCAACAATCTGGGTAATTCCCAGCAGGAACCTTTGAGGGATCGAGACGAGTAGTACCCGGAACAACGAATGCGTCCTTAACAATGGGCGTGATGCGAACAGGAATTCTGCGCAGAACTGCGTTGGTGTTGTTGTAATTGTGTTGAACGTTCAAGTCCGCAACATTCGATGTGATACCAACCCACTCTGAGAGAACAGGGACCTTACCCTTATCGCTAACCTCAGCTTGATTTGTGATGAAAGCGATGTTATTGAGTGAGGAGATGACCACCGAGAGAGTGGGGTCGGGACCTTGCACTCGTGTGAGCTTGTGTTTGGCGACATCATCGAGACAGATGCCGGCCATCCATGACTTGTACCCTGACCAATATTTATCATCGAAACAACGCGAGTACATAACTTGTTGGTCCTCTCGGAGACCACGCAGCTTGCAATAGTACATAAACATACCATTCATAAGGAACGATTTGCCAATACCAGCGTCCCCATAGAGGAAAATGGAAACAGGTGCAAAGCGTTGTGAGCTAGCGGCAGATGTGGACTTGTAGCGTCTCTGAAGGGTGCTAAGTTCCAAGAGGGCAAGCTCCAAGAAGCGCTTTTGGTTTGCATCTGTAAGCACTCGTCGCATACCTTCACCTACTGTGATAGCTTCCTCAACCTCTTTGAGGAATAGAGGAATCTTGATGCCAACACAGTCGGGGTTTCCGAGAAACTCGAAGTCCTTACGGAGCTTGTTGACTTTCATAATAAAGTCGGAGGCGACACCGCCGTCTACGAAGAAACAGTCGATGTCACCAGTGGCCAACGCGTGTCGGGCCTGTTTAGCTAAAAACAGCAACAAATTGACAATGGCGTCGGCAAAGGACAGAGCGTTCCACACAGTGGGGCGAATCTTCTTCTCCTCGAGCTTATTAAATAGCTCAGAATCAAATTCAAGTCCCATTTTGTGGTAAGCAATGTGAGCAAAAAGGTGGTTAAAGACTCTGATGAGTTTTTGACCAAGAACGGAACCACGGACGCGATGGAGGTTGTTGTACAATCCATCACAAACGTCGATCCAGTCGGAGGGGCCTTGCAAACTGGTCACACTCTCTTCTAGGATTGCTCCAAGGGTGTAGACAAGTTCAAGGGACTTCCCAATGACCGATTGTCCCGTAAGGGAGCGATAGCACGCTCCGAGACTAACGACAACATCGGTCTTGCATGTGGCACTCTTCAGTTGATAAACTAAGGTGCAGGCGGCTTCAACGAATAGCGTAATTTCTTCTTGACGTCTGTTAAGCAGAGGAGGGAGAACACTCATAGCTGTCGTGGTGTATCTCATTGTATTCGTATCTGGTTCGTGGGATGATATTATTGTCTGCCCTCATTAGGGGCATACCCAGGATTATCTTCGTTCACCTGGTTCTCACTAGTTGAGTTACAACCTGTCATACAAACTTTCATACTAGATTACTAATCTTGCCAATGTGGCCTCGGCTACAACTGTAGCTGTACCATCATATACCTTCACGATTCGCGTCGTCCAATAGGAGCGGAGAGGCGTTTGCGGTAATTGCTAATAGATTTTCATCATCCACAGGATATTCTAGTATTACTAATTATGTACACACTATCACACTACAAGAGGTTGGTTGGTTATAATATAAAGTTTTTATGCCATCAATGTAGTGATACACTTTCTTCGAGATAAGTGAGAAAACTTCTTTTTCTAATTTTGTAATATAAATATGCAAAATGTGTAGGGTTGAACGTTAAATTTGAGTATTCTAATTCCCGTTGCCAATTCTACGTGGGAACAACTATGCAGCGTATGGTCTACGCACACAACGATGAGGAATGCTTGTCTGAATACAAGCTCTCTGGCCATCCCTGTGCCGTGCCGATCATGAACATAGTCTATAAATCACGCATTCAGAAGTCTTGTCTTCAGTCAAATCAAAATAATCAATCGAAGGAGGTGTTCTAACCTCCGTCTCGGCGCTTTCAGCCGTATTCGAAATACAAACGATGAGCAGGTAATTAAACCTGC